GTCAGTCGTTCCTGTGCCTCAGTCTCTGTATCGATATCTCCCTCTTCTCGGGCCTTACGGAGAATGGACTTGAGCGTCATCTGCTGAGTATCGAGCCGCGTTTTTGCCTCGCTCAAGCGACTGTAGTCGGTATTAACCAGCTGCCGCTGCAGCTGGTGAGACTGTGTCTGCAGTCCCTTGGCGTAGTCCACGGCGGCCTGTTCACGGCGCTCGGCTTCCCGCATACGGGCGGTTAGCTTCGATATGCGCTTCTGGACAGATTCACTGATGGCATCCAGTTCTGATCGATGACCGTCCGTTCCTTCAGCGTCCTCCGGAGCCTCGGTTTGTCCCGACTCGCTGACCGAACTTTCTGGGATCAGTACTTCTGCCTCTTTCTCATTTTCCCCTACATCGTATTCAAGGGTGTCGCTTTGCATGGTTTCCATGATTGTCCTCACATGTGCAGAATATCTTCAGGATTGTTGATAGTGGCGATGATCTCATCGTCATTCAATATCCTGACCTCACCGCCGTCGATAGATATACGGGCCCCCGCATACCTGCCAAAGATGACCCAGTCCCCCTCCTTGCACCATGCCCCGTTCGGGAACTTAGCCGCATCCGCGTAGGCCAATGGACCTACAGAGAGCACATAACCACACGTGGTGGTCAACTGGCTACGCTCGACAGTCTGATCGGCGAGGTAGAGGCCTCCCTTGGTCTTTCCAGTGCCGCGATAGGGGAGAAGAATGACCCGCCAGCCAGTCGGAACCGGAATCCGGTCACGGACCGTCTTGCTCAACTCTTCGACATTGATGCTTCCGTCGGCCCCATAGGCATCCGTGAGCATAGGCTCTTTAGCCTGCTCCTCTCCTGCCCATTTCTGTTCCAACGCGGTGAGTGCGGTGAATGTGCTCATTGCTGTGGTCCTCAAAGGTTATTGTGTCTCTTCAGAAGATCTCTAATAGCATCTTCCACGAATACATAGCCCTCGAGGCGGCCCATCAGCTGCTTGTATTGTTCCATGTCCCGCACGGCGCCACTAACAACAATAGCCTCCGTACTTGCACGTAACCTGCGCAATTCAACCACTATACTTTCTACAAGCTCAAGCATGGAATGCTCCAATGAAGCAGACAGAAAAGCCCTGTCCGACGGCTATGCGATAACCATATACCAATTGTTACGGGGAGGCAATACCTCCCCGTAAAATACCCGCTATTACTGCTGGTACCCCATCTTGCCTGCCAAAGAAGCCTGATTACGCTCATCGGCGATCTGCTTCTGGGTGGCTATGCGAGCAGTGTCAATCTGCATGTCGTTAGCCTCCCGCTGCTGGTCGAATTTGAGCCGCTCCTGCCCAAGCGCGAAATTGTTCTTGTCGCGCTCTGCTGAGTTGGCGATTTCCTTCTCCTTGAGCGTAATCAACGGATCAGGTTGGCCACCTTCTCCAGAAAGCTCGACCTGCTGTGCCTTGACCGCCTGATAGAACTCCGCTGCCTTCAATGCCACCATTGCTTCCCGCTGAAGCGCGGACACCATGCGATCCGGATCGGTACCGTACTGACGGAACATCTCTGCTTCCACGAACTCCTCCGACTTCAGGCGAATGTGGTCAAAGATGTGCTTCTGCACCGCAACTGCGACATTCGGCATTGCCTGCATCATCGGGGACAGCCCAAACAGCAGGTGAGACACGATGTGGGCGTCGTGNTGCTGTCCTGCAAAAGCCTTCAGGGGAGAACCGTCCAGTGCCTGCGCGTTCTCGCTTAGGGGATCCTTGGGCTTGTCCACATTCTGCGAGGTCAGGATGGAGTCGATGTCCCGTACCCCGATGGCCTCATACATACGGCGATAGGCCTCGTACATGTTATGCATCTGCGGGGCGCTCTGGGCGAGCTGCAGCTCCGTCTGCGCCATCGTAATACGCTGGGCAACAGAGAAGATGTTCGGGTCGGATACCGGCAACACATCCACGCGGTCGTCGAAGTCCGCCGCCTTAATGGAGCGGCTCTCACCGGGAACGTCATAGGGATAGTCCGGCGGGAGATACTCTGCAAATCCCTTGGCCAACAGCTGGAATTCAAGCTTCTGCGAGTAATGCAGGCGCTTGTGGATCGCAGACATAACGCTGGAGCCCTTCTCCAGCAGGGCAATCGTCGTGCCCACCGCAGCATTCTGGTTACTGTCCCCAACCTGCATGTCTGTGATACTCGCCATGCGGCGGCCAGCATCCACGCATGCACCCAGCAGGGCGAACAAAGTCTGGCTGGGCTCCTTGTACGGGAGCGGAAGCAGGGAAGCGGTAAGCTCACCGCCGCCCGCGTCCATGTCACGCCATTCACCCGGCTGGAGAGGCACATCATCGTCCATGATGCGTGCGCCCTTGGCCTTGAAACCTGCAGGCAGGTTGGCAAGAGTACCTGCGTCGACCAATTGACGCAGCGCGGAACTGGCCGTCTTGGAGAGCCCCCCGATCAGGTGCAGGAAGCCAAGGCCATAGGCCCCCGGACCCTGTACCAGCAGGTAGTGGATGAAGTATTCCTTGCGCGACTTGACACAGCCTTCAATCCAGTTGCGGCGCACCCCGACCACGTTGCCAGAGGTCTCGTCCACCGTAATGACATAAGGCAATTTAATGCCGGTAGGCTCCCCCTTGTCATCAGCATCCTCAAATCCGGGGAGGTCATAATCTGCATGGAACTCGAGCAGATAGATCTCCTCGTCCTCCCCGCTAGGCTGGACACCAGAAATCTTGTCCGTGGCCTCTTGGATAGTGGATGACGCCGCCTCGGTCCCCTCTTCCACTTTGTCCAGATACTGCCCTGCATAGACCGCCTTGCGGAACGAGTTCATCGACATCGGGATACGATGCGTAATGCGCTCACATTTGCTCATCACCGACGAGCCGCTGTACGGGATGTACAGGTTATCCGGGAGCACCAGCGCACTGGCCATCCGGTCCATGCTCGGGTCGAAGTACACCTTCTTGAAAGCCGAGCCGCCGTAGCCCACGTAGAACAAGAGTTGGTCGAAATCAGGGGTGTACTCTTCCATCACCGAGGTGATCTGGTAGTTCATGAAGTCCTTGACCCTGTCCGCCTGCATGAGTCGCTCACGGGTCTCCTTGCCCAGAACCTGAGTACGTACCGGGCCGCCCGCGGGCATAAGCTCCTTGAGAGCCTGCGACTGGAACTGGATGATGCTCTCGGACAAGAGAGGATGCTGCACGCCGCACGCGCCGCGGAACGGGCGCGTGCGGTCCTCCGTGGAGAAGCCAAGAAGCTCCATGCCGCTGCCATACTGCGTCTCCCAGTCCCCACGAGAGGACTTGTCTGCATCGAACAAGGCCATGAGGTCGTTGCTGATGTGCATCAGCACGTCGTCCGGCAACACCTCAGCGAGGTTCGCGTCGAACGGTACGTCGCCCTTTTCTTCGTCACCAAGACTGATGGTGACTCCCCCATCCTCCTCTACGATAATCTCGATATCGGAGGGAGGTCCCTTTTCTTCAGGAACCTCTACCTCTTCCCCCGCGGGGAGCTCCTCTACCGTGATAGATTTCTCAATAGGCATGTCAAATCCTTATAGATAACGTCGATTGTCTTCCGGGGCCCGCTCTACCATGCCCCCCTTCTTAAAGGGCATGCCCTCTTTCATAACACGGGCAGCGGCGTCAGGGGACCAGAATACACCAACGGTCGTCACGGGGTCTGTTCCACCAACCGGGATCTCTACTGGGCGGAGGTCAAAGCCATTCTTACCAAGGTCCTTGATCACCTGCTTCATATTGTTCTGCACGTTGGCATAGAGCTGGCTCTGTGCATTCGTAGAAGGCACCGTCACTCCATTAAGCCCCCTCTTCATTGCCTCATGAACAGCATTTTTTAGCAAGAGCTGCTGCAGTACTTGCCCCTTGCCTTCCATGCTATGAATGGGCTCATCGATTTTGTACATCCCCGCCCTGTCCATCGCCATATTATAGTCCCGCGTGTTCACGCGAGAGACTAACTTAGCCTCCTTCAGTAGTTGTGGCCATGCTTCTGACAGGGTGGGACTCTCGGCTAGAATACCGTCCACATGCTCTTGGATACGGGGCTTCCCATAAGACTTCCCTGCGGACTGGTATTCCACTGCCAATCTACGTAACCGAGTCAGCCTATCCCTGTCATTAGGGGAC